GCGATAGATACGATAACAAAATAAAGCTAGGCGACGTTACATTAATACTAAACACTAAAATTGAAGACTTTAAGTCTGTAAACAATTTAGCTATAGTGGTTGAAACACCAAAAGCTTTTAAAACAAATATAGAAAAAGGAGACATAATAATAATACATCATAATGTATTTAGAGTTTTTTATGACATCCGAGGTAATAAGAAAAGAAGTAGATCTCATTTTAAAGATGACTTACACTTTTGTTCAGCAGATCAAATATATTTGTATAAAAATACAGGGGATTGGAAATCATTTGGAGACAGATGCTTTGTAATGCCTTTAAAAAACAAAGACACTTTAAGATCACAAAAAGAGCAAGACCTTATTGGTATATTAAAAATAGGTAATAGTTCTTTAAAAGCGCTTAATATCAATCCAGGGGACACAGTAGGGTTTACGCCCGGTAGTGAATGGGATTTTATAATAGACGATCAAAGAGTTTATTGTATGAAATCTAATGATATTGTAATTAAGTATGAACACAAAAGAAACCAAGAAGAATATAATCCTAGCTGGGCAAAAAGCAGTTAAGGAGTTAATTAAAGTGGCAGAAGAAAAGATCGTTGACTCAGAAGATGATTTATCAGCTGACAGACTTAAAAATGCTGCCGCAACAAAAAAATTAGCTATATTCGATGCTTTTGAAATACTTGCTAGAATAGAAGAGGAGGATGAAAGATTAAATGAAAACCCAAAAGAAGCTAAAGAAGAAAAAGCTTTTAGGGGTTTTGCTGAAGGAAGATCTAGATAATGTACGAACAAACCTTAGTAGCAGTATTAAAAGACTATATTAAACCTAAGATATTAAAGAGGTTAAACAGGTATAAGAAATGGGAGTACGGTTATAACGAAGAGCACGATGTAGTTGTGATCAGTAGAACCGGACAGATAGGAGAGGTTTACGAAATACAAGGAATAAAAATAGCATTACCAAAAGAAGATGATGTTATTAAATTTGAAGGAGACAAGTGGAGACACACTGAATACCCAAAAGAGCTTTCAAAGATAAAATCGGTATTTGATTGGGACGAATACCCTTCACAGTTTAAAGAAAAGTGGTATGACTATATTGATACAGAATTTAAAAGGCGTGAAGAAGGTTTTTGGTTTTTTAATAAAGACAAGCCTTCTTATATTACTGGTACTCACTACATGTACTTGCAGTGGTCCAAAATTGATGTTGGGGCAGCAGACTTTAGGGAGTCAAACAGATTATTCTTTATATTCTGGGAAGCTTGTAAAGCAGATGTACGTTGTTACGGAATGTGCTATCTTAAGAACAGACGGTCAGGGTTTTCTTTCATGGCCTCAGGCGAAACGGTTAATCAAGCTACAATATCCACAGACTCCAGATTCGGAATTTTATCAAAGTCTGGTCCAGATGCGAAAAAGATGTTTACTGATAAAGTGGTACCCATCTCGGTTAATTATCCCTTCTTCTTCAAACCAATCCAGGACGGTATGGACAGGCCGAAGACGGAACTTGCGTACAGAGTTCCCGCGTCCAAATTTACGAGAAAAAAGCTTGATACCAATGAGAAGCTACAAGAGATTACCGGTCTCGATACCACGATCGACTGGAAGAACACCGGGGACAACTCGTACGACGGTGAAAAATTAAAACTATTAGTCCACGATGAAAGTGGTAAATGGGAAAGACCTACAAACATATTAAACAACTGGAGGGTTACAAAAACTTGTTTGAGATTAGGTTCAAAAATTATAGGTAAGTGTATGATGGGTTCAACATCAAATGCTTTAGATAAAGGTGGCGAGAACTTTAAAAAACTATACTATGACTCCGACGCAACAAAAAGAAATGCAAATGGACAGACTCGTTCGGGACTCTATAGCTTGTTCATTCCTATGGAATGGAACTACGAAGGCTACATTGATTCTTATGGATTTCCTGTATTTGAAACGCCAAAAAAACCAGCTGAAGGCCCTGACGGATCGCTTATAAAGCAAGGTGTAATTGAATACTGGAATAATGAAGTTGAAGGATTAAAAGGGGATCAAGATGGTTTAAACGAATACTATCGTCAGTTTCCAAGAACAGAGCAACACGCTTTTAGAGACGAAGCAAAGCAATCTCTGTTTAACTTAACAAAGATATACGAACAAATAGATTATAACGAAGACCTTAGGAATACATCGATAATAACCACTGGAAGTTTTATGTGGGAAAACGGTATAAAAGATACTAAGGTGATATTTGTACCAAATAAAAACGGTAGGTTCAACGTTAGTTGGGTGCCTCCTGTACAAATGCAAAACAGAGTTATAGTAAAAGGTAATACAAAATATCCAGGTAACGAACACTGTGGCGCTTTTGGGTGTGACAGTTACGATATATCAGGTACAGTTGATAAAAGAGGTTCTAATGGAGCCTTGCACGGTTTAACTAAGTTTAGTATGGAAGATGTTCCACCTAACAGATTTTTTTTAGAATATATAGCTAGACCACAAACTGCTGAGATATTTTTTGAAGATGTATTGATGGCTTGCATATTTTATGGTATGCCAATACTTGCGGAAAATAATAAACCTAGATTACTGTATCATTTTAAAAGAAGAGGTTATAGAGGCTTCTCAATGAACAGACCTGATAAAAGATTAAACAAATTATCTGTAACTGAAAGAGAAATAGGTGGTATACCAAACTCTAGTGAAGATATAAAGCAAGCACACGCTGCAGCTATAGAATCATATATAGAAACTTGTGTTGGACGAACAGAAGCCGGTTATGGAGATATGTACTTTCAAAGAACATTAGAAGACTGGGGTAAATTCAATATAAACAATAGAACAAAGCATGATGCTTCTATAAGTTCTGGGTTAGCAATAATGGCTTGTAATAAAAACCTATACTCACCGGTTAGTCCAGTGCAAAAAAAGGTTTACGATTTAGGAATTAAAAGATATGACAATAGAGGTTCTACGTCTAAAATATTAAGATAAATGAAAATACAAACAAATACTGATAGTTCTTTTCCTAACCAGGTTGTTAGCGACGAAGTAAAAGCTAGTTATGATTACGGCTTACAAGTCTCTAGAGCTATTGAACGAGAATGGTTCAATCAAGGAAGAGGCAACGGTAATAGATACTTAAATAATTGGAATAGCTTTCACTCACTGAGATTATATGCAAGAGGGGAGCAATCAATACAAAAGTATAAAGATGAATTGTCCATAAACGGTGATTTATCTTATCTTAATTTAGATTGGAAACCAATACCAGTTATATCAAAGTTTGTTGATATTGTTGTAAACGGAATGTCAAACAAATCATACGACATAAATGCTTTTGCCCAAGATCCATTTTCTGTAAAAAACAGAACAGATTATGCGGCTGCAATTGAACGCGATATGCTTACTAAAAAAGCTTTAGTAAATATTAAAGAAAACGTTGGATTAGATTTATCTTTAACAGGTGATTTAGCTTCTTTACCTGAAAGTAGAGAGGAACTTGATGTACATATGCAAATGACTTATAAACAAAACGTTGAAGTCGCGGAAGAGGAAGTCATAAACAATGTATTAGATTTCAACAAGTATAATGAAATAAAAAAACGGTTAGCTCACGATTTAACTACGATAGGTATTGGAGCTGTTAAAACATCATTTAACAAATCAGAAGGTATAGTTACTGATTATGTTGACCCTGCTAACGTGATTTATTCGTATACAGAGGATCCAAATTTCGAGGATATATACTATGTAGGGGAAGTAAAGTCTATATCATTAGCTGAGCTTAAAAAACAGTTTCCATCGTTATCAGCTTCAGAATTAGAAAAGATACAAGATATGCCGGGTAATTCACAGTATGTAACAAACTGGGGAAATTACGATGGTAACACCATACAAGTTTTATACTTTGAATATAAAACATATTCAGATCAAGTATTCAAAATAAAGAAAACAGACCAAGGATTAGAAAAGACTTTGGAAAAACCTGATACATTTAATCCACCAGCTAATGATAATTTTGAAAGAATATCTAGAACAATAGAAGTTTTATATACTGGAGCCAAGGTGTTAGGTACAAATATTATGTTAGACTGGAAGCTAGCAGAGAATATGACAAGGCCTACAGCTGATACTACTAAAGTAATGATGAATTACTGTATATCAGCACCTAGAATGTACAAAGGGCGTATAGAATCTATAGTTAGTAAAATTACTAGCTTTGCTGATATGATTCAAATAACACACCTTAAACTGCAACAGGTGATGTCTAGAATAGTACCAGATGGTGTATTCTTAGATATGGACGGTTTAGCTGAAGTTGATTTAGGTAATGGCACAACGTACAATCCAGCAGAAGCATTAAACATGTACTTTCAAACAGGTTCTGTTGTAGGTAGATCGTTAACGCAAGACGGAGAACTAAACAGAGGTAAAGTACCTGTGCAAGAATTATCGTCTTCGAGCGGTCAAGGAAAAATACAAAGTTTAATAGGTACATACCAGTACTACTTACAAATGATAAGAGATGTAACCGGTTTAAATGAAGCAAGAGACGGTAGTGCACCACATAAAGATTCATTAGTAGGTTTGCAAAAAATGGCAGCTAACGCTTCTAATATTGCAACTAAGCACGTGCTAGACTCTTTGTTGTACTTGACAATTAGAACTTGTGAGAATATAAGCTTAAAAGTAGCTGATGTTATTGAAAACCCTTTAACAGAAAATGCTTTAACAAACGCTATAAGTACATTTAATACTAAAACTCTTGAGGAGTTAATGAATTTGCAGCTACATGATTTTGGTATTTATTTAGAGTTAGAACCAGAAGATGAAGAAAAAGCTTTGTTAGAACAGAATATACAAATAGCTTTGCAGACGCAAGCAATAGCTTTATCTGACGCAATTGATATTAGACAAATAAAAAATATAAAATTAGCTAACCAATTCTTAAAGCTTAGGCAAACTCAGAAAATAAAAAGAGAACAAGAACAACAACAAGCTAATATTCAAGCACAAGCGCAGGCAAATGCTGATGCATCTGAAAAAGCTGCAATGGCTGAAGTGCAGAAGCAGCAAGCACTTACTCAAGAAAAGGTAAGTATAGAACAAGCGAAGTCACAGTTTGAAATACAAAGAATGCAAACTGAAGCTCAAATAAAAAGAGAGTTAATGGCTGAAGAATTTAACTTTAATATGCAATTAGCGCAGGTAAGAGCAAATGCGGAAGGGAATAAAGAAAAAGAAATTGAAGATAGAAAAGATAAAAGAATAAAGATGCAGGGATCCCAACAGTCTGAGTTAATACAACAAAGACAAACAGAAGGATTACCTAAAAACTTTGAATCATCAGGAAACGATGTGTTAGGTGGATTTGGAATAGAAGAGTTCGGTCCTAGCTAATAAACAATTATTTAATTATATTATATTATGTCAGAAGTAAAACAAGAAGGGGATTTTAAAATTAAATCCAAGAAAACAAGTCCTAAGCAATTAGGCAATCAATCTAACGAGCCTATAAAGGTTAACATAGATGAAGTAGAAGAACCAGTAGCTGAAGAAGTTGCTAAGGTAGTAATACCAGAAGTTAAAGAAGACGTAGTTGAAGAACCTGTCGTAGTCGTTAACGATACACCGGACGATACCGCACAAGATGGTATTATAGAAATTGTAGATGAAGAGCCTGCTCAAGAGCTTGAAAAAGTTATTGAACAACAACCTCAGCCAGTAGCAGAACAAAGAGTGTTGCCGGAAAACATAGATAAACTTGTTACTTTCATGGAAGAGACAGGTGGATCAGTAGAAGACTACGTTAGATTAAACGCGGACTACTCAAGTGTTGATGACAAAACACTATTAAAAGAATATTACAAACAAACAAAACCTTATCTAGAATCAGATGACGTTAGCCTACTATTAGAAGACTACGATTATGATGAAGACATAGATGAGGAAAGAGATATACGCAAAAAGAAAATTGCGTTTAAAGAAGAAGTTGGAAAAGCTAAAAGCTTTTTGGAAAAAACCAAGAGTAAATATTACGACGAAATCAAGTTGAGACCCGGCGTTACTCAGGAACAACAAAAAGCAACAGAGTTTTTCAACCGATACCAAGAAGATCAGAAAATAGCTGAGCAACAGCACTCGGACTTTAAATCAAAAACAAATGATTACTTTACTAATGAATTCAAAGGTTTTGATTTCAATGTAGGTAAGAAAAAGTTTAGATATGGTTTACAAGATCCTAATAAAGTTGCAGAGAACCAATCAAGCATTAACAATTTCGTAGGAAAGTTTCTTGACGAAAGCGGTAATATAAAAGATACGAAAGGTTATCACAAAGCTATTTATATCGCTTCAAATGCTGACAAGATTATTAATCACTTTTATGAACAAGGAAGAACAGATGCTACTAAAGAAATAGTTAGTAGTTCTAAAAATCCAAGCACAGAGCCAAGACAAACTACCTCTGGCGAGTTCGTAAACGGAATAAAAGTTAAGTCAATAAGCGGTTATGATTCTTCTAAGCTTAAAATTAAAACAAAAAAATTTAACTAAAAAATTAAAAAATTATGGCAAATGTAAGCCCAGTGTTTGGAAGCTTAATTCCAACGCAAAAAAAACAAGCCTTAGAAGGCAATTATTTAAACTTTACTGACGGTACGAATGATTTCGCGCAACAGTATTTACCAGAAATCTATGAAGCTGAAGTAGAGCGTTATGGAAATAGAACCTTAGGTGGTTTCTTAAGAATGGTAGGAGCTGAAATGCCAATGACTTCTGATCAAGTAGTATGGTCTGAGCAAAATAGATTACACATCTCTTACGAGAATGTAATAGCAACTAATGCAGGTGCTGTAGGAGCAAAAGTTTCTACTTTAACTATTCCTGTAGGAGCTGGTATTGAAAACGTTGTATCTCCTGGTTCTACAATTGTAGTGATGAATCCAGCAAATGGAGCAGAATTAAACTGTTACGTTGTTGCTTCTGGAGCTACTCCTGGTAGTGCATTAGGTGCAGGTGTATTAACCGTAGCGCCTTATTCGCAAGAAGCCTTAGATGGAACTGGAGCAGGTGCTGCTGAAGTAGATTTAGTAACTGGTGGACCAGCGCTTAAGATTTTCGTATACGGATCTGAGTATGGAAAAGGAACTGGAGATGCTAACAGAGTTTCTGTAACACCTTCTTTCACTCAATATTCTAACTCTCCTATTATCATCAAAGACAAGTATGCAATCAATGGATCTGACACTGCTCAGATTGGATGGGTTGAAGTAGCTACTGAGTCTGGTCAAGGAGGTTTCTTATGGTACTTAAAAGCTGAATCTGAAACAAGATTACGTTTTGAAGACTACTTAGAAATGTCTATGGTAGAAGGTGAATTAAAATCTGGAAGTTCAACTACAACTGCTAGAGGTACTGAAGGTCTTTTTGCTGCTGTTAAAAGCCGTGGAAATGTATTAGTAGACTTTACTGCAACAACTGGTTTAGCTCAGTTTGATTCAATTCTTAAAAACTTAGATACTCAAGGAGCAATCGAAGAAAACATGTTATTCTTAAATAGAGAAACTTCTCTAGACTTTGATGATATGTTGGCTGGCGTAGGGCAAACAGCTGGAGCTGGTGCTTATTACGGTGGTGGTAGTTCTTTTGGTGTATTTGAAAATTCTGAAGAAATGGCATTAAACTTAGGTTTTTCTGGATTCAGAAGAGGTTCTTATGACTTCTACAAAACTGACTGGAAATACTTAAACGATGCTTCTACTCGTGGAGGTGTTGCTGATGCTGGAATCGAAGGAGTATTAGTACCTGCTGGAACTTCTACAGTTTACGATCAAATATTAGGAACTAACATCAGAAGACCTTTCTTACACGTAAGATATAGAGCTTCTCAAGCTGATGATAGAAGAATGAAAAACTGGATCACTGGATCTGTAGGTGGCGCTGCTACTTCTGATTTAGATGCGATGGAGGTTCACTTCTTATCTGAAAGATGTTTAGTAACTCAAGCGGCTAACAACTTTGTGTTATTCACAGACTAGTACCGATTAAATTAATGTAGTAGTTACCCTTGTTGAACTGACAGGGGTAATTATTACTCTTATTAAAAATTTTATTATATTATATTATGGCAGCAAATGCAAACAAGACTACAGCTAAAAAGCCTGTAGCAAAAAAAGAAATAGTACAAGAGCAAGAAGTAATGACTGCTCCAAAGAAACAAGAACCAGCTAAACCAAGTTGGGAAATAAAGGATAGAATGTACATAGTTATAGGTCAAGCACCTTTAACATTAACAATTTCATCCAAACATACATCAAGACACCCTTTATTATATTTTGATAAAGACAAGGGTCTTCAAAGAGAACTTAGATACGCAACAAATCAAAATTCTCCTTTTATAGATGAGCAAAACGGTCAAGCAACATTAGGACATATAATGTTTAAAGACGGCGCTCTATATGTTAAAAAAGAACAACAAAACCTACAAAAATTACTATCTTTATATCATCCATTATTAGGTAATAAATACTACGAACATAATCCAGTAGCTATAGCCGAAGATGAATTAGAAGATTTAGAAGTTCAAATAGATGCAATGATGGCCGCAAGAACTATGGATGTTGATGACGCTGAAGCAATACTTCGTGTTGAACTAGGGTCTAAGGTTTCAAGCATGACAACTAAAGAACTAAAAAGAGATCTATTATTATTTGCTAAAAGACAACCAGATTTGTTTATGGAGTTAGCAAATGACGACAATGTACAATTAAGAAACATAGCTATAAAAGCTTCTGAAATGGGTATTATTAAATTGTCGCAAGATCAAAGAACATTTACTTGGGGATCAAACGGTAGAAAATTAATGACAGTACCTTTTGACGAAAACCCATACTCTGCAATGGCAGCTTACTTTAAAACCGATGAAGGCGTAGAAGTTTATAGATCAGTAGAGAAAAACTTAGAATAACGTGTAATAATAAAAAGTATAAGAGGTTATAATAGCATAGCCTCTTATATTAAACAAGCAAATTTAAAAATAAAAGAAATGGCTATAGACATAAACAAGGTTTATAAAGCTGTTCTAGTTGTGCTAGAACAAGAAAAAAGAGGAGTGTTGACGCCTAACGAGTTCAACAAAATTGCTGCTCAAGCGCAACAAGAAATTTTTACTCAGTACTTTGATGATTTAAATCAATTGCTTGGAATGCCTCAAACATCATTAGCTTACGCTGACAGGATGGCTTTACTAGATGAAAAAATATCTATATTTAAAACAAATGAAACATTAACATTGAATGGCTCTTCAAAGGTAATACCTACCGCATCTGTTCAAGAATTAGGTTCTGTTATATATAGTAATAGAGAAGCTCAAAGAATACAACAGTACGAGATATATACAACTAATCAATCTCCATTAACTGCTCCCACGGCTTATTATCCTGCTTATACTTATGAAGGAGGTGTAATAACTCTATATCCTACACTTACCGGTGATGTTGTTTTAAATTATTTAAAATTCCCAGCAGATCCTAAATGGGGATTTAATGTAGATACTGAGTTGGGTCACTACATATATAATGAATTAGATTCTCAAGACTTTGAAATACATAAATCAGATCAACCATTGTTGATAGATAAAATACTAGGGTATGCAGGTGTAATGTCTAAAGATCAATTTGTTATGTCTTTAGCTAACGGTAAAGAACAACAAATAAACGCTAACGATCAAAAATAATAAAAAATGGCAAATACATTATCAACTAATGCTTTTATATCATTAAATGATATAATAAACAACTTTATAATATCATACACTGGGCCTGGTAAACTCATACCAGATTCTAAACGAACAGAAGTAATATTTCACGCTAGGCGTTGTCTACAAGAGTTTGCTTACGAAACTTTGAAAAGTAAGTTTACAGTAGAGGCAAGTGTATTACCAGCTACCTACACTTTGCCTAATGATTTTGTAACTATAATTAATATAGAAGCAGACAACATAAATTTTGTTCAAGTCAAAGAGAATCCAGGTCAAGCAGAATATGCTATAGATTATAATACTAAAATTGTATCATTTAACGCTGGAAACGTAAATGATCCTGATTTCGAATTAACATATTTGTCAAACTCTCTTACAACAGATGAGAACGCTGCTATTCCAAAGTTAGCAGAAGAGGCTTTATACGCTTGTATGGTTTACGCTATATTAGCTAATAGAGAAAAAACAGATCCAAACTTACTACAAAGATTATTAATAGAAAAAATAGACAAATTAGAAAGATCAAAATCTAGATTAATTTTTACTAACTTTTCTGAATAAAACCACATCGCTATGGCAATAAATGTAAATAACGTGTATAGAACTGTTCTTTTAATACTTAATCAAGAGCAGCGCGGGTACATAACGCCTGACGAATTCAACAAAACAGCAACTCAAGTTCAGTTAGATATATTTGAAAGATACTTTGAAGATCTTAATCAACAGCTACGTGTAACTCAAGCAGACTTTGATTACAGCAATAGACAAGTTGATATAGACGATAAAATATCAAATTTTAAATGTATAGGTTCTTGCAACTACGGACCTAATTCATTTGCGTTACCGATAGTTGATGATTTAACAAGCACTACTATAGTTTACAACGACGCTCCTACCGCTAGCCAGTTTGCTTTTTATAGATTAGGTACTGTTACTTATGATGATATAGAAATTCAAAGACTTCAAAGAGTTGAGTTTTATAATATAGATAAATCAGATTTAACTATTCCTAGCGAAAACTTTCCAGTATATCTTTATGAAAGTGGTAAGCTGAATATAAAACCTGCTTCAATAACCACTGACGTAAAAGCATCTTTCCTTAGAAAGCCTAAAAACGTTGTTTGGAATTTCAACTCTACAACTGGTAATTATATTTATGACTCTTCAACTTCTGTAGATTTTGAATTAAATTCATCTGAACAAACTAACGTTATAACTAGAATACTTTTATATGCTGGAATTGTAGTAAAAGATCCAACAATAATACAAGTAGCTGCTCAACAAATTCAACAAGAAGAACAAAACGCAAAATCTTAATACATGGGTTTAATCACAGAAAATAATCAGCAATACTACGCAGGAGTACAAAAATTCTTATCTGCAGCTGGTACTGGGCAAGCTTTCACGACTACATTTGATACTGAACTAGTATTAGGCAGTTATGATCCTCTTCAGTCAAACTACGCTTTAAATAATTTTAAGTTATACACCGCAAACGCTGGTGTTTTAACATATACAGAATACACTTCACCTTATACCGTATCAGGTAATACAATAACATTTACAGGGAACCTAGCCGCAAACACAAGTATAATTGTTCAATTAAAAATATTAAGCGGCGGTGAATACGGAAACAGAGATGCTTATGGTAATACTGTTGAGGAAAACTACGGATCTTATTCTTACATAAAGCTTGATGATATTATCAACAACTTCTTAGTTGCTTATGTAGGGGATGGTAAACTAATAACAAGTTGTAAAAGAACGGATCTTGTTTTTCATGCAAAGCGTGGATTGCAAGAATTTAGTTATGATACACTAAAAAGTATTAAATCTCAAGAATTAAATATACCTCCTGAGTTGAGCATTGTTATACCGCAAGACTATGTAAACTATACTAAAATATCTTGGATAGATCAATTAGGTGTTAAAAGACCTATATATCCTGCAAATAATTTAACTACAAACCCTTTAGAAAATCCTGTACAAGATTCAAAAGGTGTGCCAACGCAGGATAACTTTGGAAATAACATAGAGGGAACATCGATAACAGAAAAAAGATGGAGGTCAGCAGATGACACTTTAATAAATCAAGATGATATAGAAGATCTATATAATGAAGGCTACGACAGTTGGGGATGGGATGAACAACTTCTAGGTCAAAACTACGGATTAGATCCTCAGTATGCTCAAGTGAACGGATGGTTTACTATAAACTACAGAGAAGGTAAAATATCTTTTTCTAGTAATTTAGCTGGAGCGCTTATAGTTTTAGAATATATTTCTGATGGTTTAGCTTCTGATATGGAAACTAAAGTTCCTAAGCTTGCAGAAGAGGCTCTATATGCTCATATGAGTCACGCTGTGATAGCTTCTAGAATAAACCAACCTGAATATATAGTTAGAAGATTAAAGCAGGAGAGAAGCGCTAAATTACGAAACGCTAAAATAAGATTATCAAATATAAAACTTGACGAAATAGTTCAGGTAATGAGAGGTAAATCTAAATGGATAAAACACTAAAATTAAATGGCTGAAATTAAAAACTCATTTTTAAAGGGCAAGATGAATCAAGATCTTGACTCTAGAATATTACCTAAAGGTGAATATAGGGAGGCCAATAATTTATCCTTAAGTAGATCAGAAGGATCTGACGTAGGTGCTTTAGAATCAATATTAGGTAATTCTGAAGTTGTTAATGGCAGTGGTAGCAGTAATAAAATAATAGGTCATTTCGTAGATGACTCTAGCGGTGACGTTTATTATTTTAGAACAAATTACGACGAATTAGCTCCAGCTCCCAGTAATACTTTACATCAAATATGTGTATATAATGCGGTTACTAATACTAATACAGTACTGGTTGAGGGTGCATGGCTTAATTTTTCTGTGCACAATCAAATAATAGGTATAAATTTAGTAGAGGGGCTTTTGTTTTTTTCAGACAATAGAAACCAACCAAGAAAAATAAATATAAACAATGCTTTAAACAGTATATATTACTACACTAATGAGGATCAAATATCTGTAGCAAAATTTGCTCCAACGTTTGCCCCTGAGTATATTAATTTAAGAGCTAATTTAACCAACAATTATACTCCAGAATTAACTAACCTACCTTCAACAATGACAAATGCAGCTGACCTGGAAACAGTACCTGCTGGAATTTATGAGGTAAGTGATTCAAATTTAAGTGTAAAAAAATATGCAAACGGAGATCCTATAACTGAAGCTCAAACACTAACTGCTTGGAATGCTGCGACTACAGCAGGGGAAGGTTGTTTTGCTTATTACGATAATTATATAGGTAATGAAGTTACATACGGAATTTTATATAATAAATATGCTGTAATAGACCCTAGAGGTTTAGCTCCTGTTGGATTTTCTGTGCCAAGCGATGCTGATTGGGCTCAAATTATAAGCACATCAGGTACAACTGCTGATTTATATAAAAGTACTAATCTATGGAATTCTGCTACAGGTACAAATGCAAATGGGTTAAATATAAAACCAGCTGGTATTAGAGAAGCTGGGGTTACAACTGATTTTTCAGAGCTTACAACAGAGACTAGGTTTTGGACTAGTAGCGCTATAGCTTCAGGAGCCGCTTCTTATGTTGCTTTTGATGATACAAATGTAATACCAAATACAACTACAGCTAATGTAAACCAGGGATATTCAGTTAGAGTAATAAAAGATAATAATTATAATGGATGGAATGGTGATCCTGAGTTAATAAAAGATAAATTTGTAAAATTTAGTTACAGGTTTAAATTTGATGATAATGAATATTCTGTTATCGCACCATTTAGCCAAGATGTGTTTATACCAGAACAACAAGGTGAGTTCATAAATGATGATGAAACAAAAGCTTTTGTTTCTACCGTTGTAGAATTTATGCAAAATTCTGTAAATAATGCAGTACTAAATATAAAACTACCTTGTATAGATATTATAAATAAATACAAGATAAAAGGTATAGAAATAATATTTACAGAATCAGACAAGCAAGCATATCAAGTACTAGAAAAAATAAAAGTTAATTCAGATTTTATAGCTAGCTTAAACTATACTAATATATATCAATACAGTTATCAGTCAACAAAGCCAATAAATACTTTACCAGCTTTTGAAACTACAAGAGTATACGATAAAGTTCCAGTTAAAGCTTTAGCTCAAGAATCCGTAGGTAATAGAATATTGTACTCTAATTACCATGAAAGCTACGATGCTCCTGCTGGATTAGATTACTATGTAAGTGTTGAAGACAAAAGCAATCAACAATTTATAGAATACCCTCAACATTCACTTAAGCAGAATAGAAACTACCAAGTTGGCGTTGTTTTAGCTGACAAATATGGTAGACAAACAGATGTTATACTATCTAACTACGACGGTCTTTTAGATGTAAACGGAGATCCTCAACCTGGATCTAATGTTTATTCTGACTACAATACACTTCAGTTTACAGGAAATGTTGCTAGCTGGCCGGGAGATACGCTAGCTGTTAATTTTGATCACCCAATAAGCATAAACAACTACGCACAGCCTAATTATTATTCTGTAGACCTTGATGAAACTACTGGTGCTTTAAATCCTTTCTTTGAAAGTGATAGCTACCAATATTTTACATCAACAAGCGCTACTAATTTTTTATCAGTTCTTAGTTATGCCGACGCTACAGATGCTAACAATACATTAAATGTTTTTGTAAACGAAGGCAATGGATGGATATTAAAAGAAATAACTACAGACTACACGGCTGTAGATACTTCCGGTAAGGTTCAAATAAATTTTGGAGCTAATATTACGGCTGGCTTTAATGTAAAAATAGAAATATTATTTTCTTCAGAAAAACTATATAAATATAGGACAGGTGGTGGAAATACATTAGGGCAAAGACCATTATTTCCTAACTTTCCAACAACATATCAAAATTATTTTGCTCCTGGTAAAAAATTATCTGGCCAATATATTGATTATACTGAAATAATTAGTGTTACACCACCTTCAGAAGGAATTATTACATATGTATCTTTAACTACAAAAGAAGAAGTATCTGTAAGATATTTATTTTCAAATACGTCACAAACAAGACCAGAGCCTGCAATAACGCTAAATACGGTTAAAACATTTGCAACTTATGATATAAATGTAAACGGTTTTTACACTTATAGGCTAGGTGTAAAACAGCAGCAACAAGATTACTATAATGTTTATTTACCTGGAATAGTAAATGGGTACCCTTTAATAGGTTCTAGTTTAGAGCAGGGTGAAACAGGTTTTATAACGCTAGTGTCTGACAACATAAACAAAGTGCCTAGGAACTTACAAGAAGTAGGTCCTTTGCAAAACCAATTTACGTCAGATGAAACAATGTTTCCAAGAGTAGTTAACATGGCTCCTACTGGAACTTCCCCTTATATAACAAGAACCAAACAATTTGACCCGTCTAATTCACCTGATTCAGTTGATTTAGTTGGTACAGTGGAAGATATTTTCCCAGGGTTAACCACAGCATCAGGAGGCGGTGATGTTAATGAATTTGCTGTGTATGATTTTGATACTAAACCTTATATAGCTAAATTATCAACTCAAAAACCAATAGGAATTGTACAGGGTGATTTTGTGCACCCAGGAACAGGTTATCCATACCCTGAAAATATGAGTTTAGCTGTTTATGAAACATCACCATCTGTATCTCAACTTGAATTGTTTTATGAAACATCTTCAGCTCAGTTAATATCTGACTTAAATATAGAAATACAAAATGAAGGTGATGAAATAAACGGGTCTACCTTTGACAGCGTAGCTGTAGCTTTTAGCGAAAATGATGCGGTAGGAACTATACTTACTGGAGACTTTTTCCCTACAATTGGAGCGCAAATAGTAACGGATGCTACATGCAGTATTTTAAGCGTTTATTCGGAGGACCCTAGTACTCAATCAATAGATACAAACATAAACTATATTACTAGATTTGCTATAGAATCAGGAGCATCTACTGGTAGTGTACGTATAAAAACAGCAGCAGGAACAAATGATCCTACTGGTTTTTACGCTGGAGGTCCTACTGAAAATTTATACAATGTACAGTATAGGGGTAGATTTCAAATAACACTTAGATGGTCTAGAGGTGGAGTTGATACTGAAGAAATAATAACTATTCAGTTATCAAACGATGATCCTATAATATATGATATAGCTGAAGCTTCTGAAATATTTCCAGCTACCAATCCTCCGGGAGAACAAATAATAATGAAGCAATATCCTATTTTTATTTTTCAACCAGTAGAAGCTATAAGATGTCCTAAAGGTATAAATGGTAGTGCTGCTGATGCATTTTCTCCTAACCCTTCGGCTGGTAATCGCACTGTTTTTGATACTACAAACTATGGATGGTCTGTAGAAGGAGCTAGATATATAAGTGCTGATGGAACTACGACTAATTATTATGGCTCATACCCTGGAAACTCGGGATCTACAAATCCTATAACTGATATAGTTTATCAACTAACGTCTTCAGATCAAGGACATTTCTTTGAGCCTAGTGATGCTAATGTACCTTTAGCTTTAGGTTTTCAATTAAAAGGTAAAGCACTTGCTGTTTCTAATCCAGGGTCTTATGACTACTACTTAAAATTAACAGACAACCTAGGAGCATCAACCACCGCTACCACAGGGTATACTATAGGAGGAGCATCTTACTGGGGATGGATCGTAAATGCACCCTACTCAGCTTCAGCACCTGGAGATACATACAGAGGAAACTCAGATATAACATTAGATACTAGAGACCAAAGCGGATTACCTGTTTGGCAAGGGCAAATACAAAACTGGAGTTCTGATGATTTATGGATATGGGCACAGGTTTCAATTCCTACGGTTCAAATTGTAAATTCGAATTACCCAAATACGGTAACAGCATCGGCGTTTGGGTCAGACGCTGTTTTAGGAACAAACTCAGCAGGCAATATCAGTTCTGGTTATGGCATTGCAAACACTACGGTTACTCATAGTAATAATTATGGCAACCCTGTTATATTTGGCTCTTGGGTTTTAGTTGCTAAATTAAAAGGATTTAATCCAACAGCTGCTCAAATAACTGCCGGTGTAGTTCCTGGTCAAGAAAGCCCAGTAGGTTCAAACGAATCCTATGACTGGCGAGAGTGTGCTATAGTAAATGCCACGTTTGAAGTAACTTCTCCATCTAATGATCTTAGTGGAAATAGCTATGGATTAGTAAACTTAGGCTATATGACTAGTAATAACCCTCCTAATATTTTTTCAGATGTTTTACCTTATAACGCTGAAAATGTTAATCCTCCTTTTTATCCTCAAAATTCTCCTAATGACGAAAATTTAAAGTATAAGACTGTAGTTGGAGCTAACACTTTTATAGGACCAACAATTCCTTAGGATATTTAAGAACATAGAGAAAAATTAAAAAAAACAAGTAATAATAAAAGTATGGCAGCCACCGTAAAAGTTAAATACTACAATACATACGTTTTAAAAAAAATAAACAGAGGTGCAGTAGGCATATCTTCATACAACTGGTATGTAGAGGAGTCTAGAATACGCGGAGGCTATAACAACGTTCAAACCGGGTTAGCACCCAGAGCTTTTATAGTATCAGAGAAGAATAAGCAACAAGTTTTAAGTAACTCTATCATATACTCAGGTGTAATAAACTCAAGAACAGGTATTAATCAAACAAATGTTTTTCCATCAGGTGAAGATATTACAAGATCATTAGATCCTTCTAAAGGTAGTGTTCAAAAACTACACGCGGAAGATAACAACTTGATTGTATTTCAAGAAAGAAAAGTAAATAGAGCTTTGATAGACAAAGACGCTATATACACTCAAGAAGGCATGCCTATACAAACTACCTCTAATGTAGTTATTGGACAAATACAACCATATGCAGGAGACTTTGGTATATCTAGAAACCCGGAAAGCTTTGCTGTTTACGGTTATCAAAAATACTTTACAGATGCCAACAAAGGAGCTGTACTTAGATTATCTATGGATGGTTTAACGGAGATTTCCAATTATGGTATGTATGATTTTTTTAGAGATCAACTATCTTCTATAAACGGAGGTTTTGCTATTGGTGGGTATGATGTCTACAATAAATGCTATACATTATCTATACAGCCAAATTCTGCTTCTAATGGTTATAAAACATTAAGCTTTGACGAACAAGTTAAAGGCTGGACAAGTTTTTACGACTATAAGCCATTGCAAATGTTTAGTATACGTAATAACTTTTTTACCACTAACAATGGTAGCTTATATAAGCATTATCAAAATAACATACCTAGAGGTAATTTTTATGATCAACAGTACAATTCGTCTATAGAAACTATATTCAATGATAACCCCTCACTTGTTAAATCATTTAAAACAATAAACTACGAGGGAAGTGGCAACTGGGAAATGGCAACATTTGAAACAGATCAAGATACAGCGTCTAGTATATTAAAGTTTACTACGCCTACTACATTGCAAGAGATGCAAGACAGCTTACTTAGACATGAGTTTAAAAAGAAAGACGGTAAGTATTTTGCCAATATAATAAACGCTAGTGTACCAGAACAAGGCGAGGTATTATACGGTCAATCAATATCTGGAGTTAAAGGTTTCTACGGAACAATTAAAATGACCGCAACAAACACAGCAAACACAGGAATAAATGAATTATTTGCAGTATCAACTAATTATTCAAACGCTTCCTATTAAGTATAAAAACAAATAACATGATAGAATTTTTAGAAATATTTTTCTTTGGACGAGGAAATGTTCAAATGGGAGATCCAACAGGAGGATTACTAACAGGAGCTTTAATATCTGGAGGTGTTCAGTTACTGAGTGGTTTGTTTGGTGCTGGTGCTGCTAAAAGAAAAGAACAAGCAGCTGCAAGAGAAAGACAAAGACTGGAGCGAAAGCTTACAAATCTAGAAAACAGCAGACAAGAAATAATTAATCCTTTTGCCGGAGCTACGGACTTAAGTAGTTTAGCTACTGATCTAAGTTCAAAAATGTCAAATGAGTTAGCTAATTTAAGCGTAGCTACACAAGCTGCAGAAATTGAAATAGAACAAGCCGATATATCTTTAGCAAATACATTAGATACTGTTAGAGCAACAGGCGCAAGTGCCGGTGGAGCAACAGCGTTAGCGCAGGCCGCTTTAGCTAGTAAAAAAGGTGTATCAGCTAATATAGAACAACAAGAAGTTCAAAACGAAAAACTAAGAGCTCAAGGTGAACAAGATCTTCAAAACAGAAGACTAGACGAGCAGCGAAGACTTCAAGGAATAAGTTTAAGTGAAGGCCAAAGGATGCAAGGTTTAGATGCTGCCGGTCAACAGTTCATGTTTGGTACTCGCGAGTCTAGAGAAATGCAACAACTAGATAGAGTTTCAAATCAGATCTCTAATGCGCAACAAAGACAGACGCAAGCCAGTGCAGATAGGACAGGTGCTTTAACTGGTATGGTCGGAGGTTTAGCTTCAACAGCTGGAAGTTATATGACAGGTTATGCAACAATGAATGCTGGATAAGAACAAAAAATAAGATATGAGTTATACAAACCCAAAACAATACATAGACACGCAGTCGGGCCAATACATTAGGGAAATGCAAAAATCAGTCGCATCTTCTTACGGCAAAATGGCTAGTGGTATAGCCGAAATAGCTAGAAGAACAGCTGAAGAAACACTAGCTAGAGAAACAAATGCAGCGAGCAGAACGTCAAAGCTTCGTAATAATTTATTTGCTCAAGCTAAAAACAATAGAAGTATAGATTATACTACTGCTGCAAATGAGCAGTTAGCTAAATACGAGCAGTTGGCTAAATTAAAAGTTAATAAGTTGACAGCAGAAGACCGTCAGTTTATGGCTAACGTTGAGACTATGGGTACTAATATACGAACAAACCTTGAAGACTTAATGGCTAAAGGTCAAACATATCTTGACGCGGCTGAAATTGGATCAGGTAATGAAGGGGGTCTTGATAAATACAACTCACCTAAAGTATTAGAAACAAACGATATTGCTTATGACTGGAAAAATACACCAGGTAGAAAAACAGCTGCTATAGATTGTTCTGGAAATAGCGGTTGCCAGATAGGTGTAACATCATATAAAGAAGGTGAAACAGAAGGTGTTGGCTCGATAGGAGCTCAATCTCAAGCTAGAATTGTTCCTAATTCTTCTAAAAATAGAGCAGAACTTAAAAAATTAACTGATGTTATTGATTTTGCAAGTATTACTTCTGACGTTTATAAGGGTCAAGAAAAAAAGACATTTAATGATGGGAAAGCTACTGTTACTCAAGTGTTTCCAGACAAAGAGGTTATTAAGCCTTTTGTTGAAAGCCAAGCTAGAGCATGGATAGAATCACTAACACCAGAAGAAGCGTCTATTTACTATAATAATAGATTGTCAGAAGGTCCTAAAGATACAATGTTTGCTGAAATGGAAGAAGGTTCTGATGAATTATTACCAATATCATCATGGAAAACAGATGAAGAAACTGGAAAAATAAACGATCCTTTAAGAGAGCAAATTGTACAAGCTTACATACAAAATGTTTTAGACACAACCCCTGAATACAATAAAGCTTTAACTACATCTAGAGTTAATAATCCTAAGCCTTCGAAGAATACTAATAAACCTACAGAGCTAGAGTTAAGAACATCAAAAGCAGGTAAAAAATTCAAACTGCTACAAGATTGGGACCTTAAAGGCAAACCACCTATAAAAACCATAACTTCAGCTATGGATAAAAACATTCAACTTAGATGGAGAGAAGAAACAACAAAAGAAATACCTGGCGAAACTGATGGTAAACAAAATACAAGAACTATAGATGCTGGATGGGATTTATTAAGTAGAGGAAGCAACAAATGGAATGTAATAGCAGACTACAAACCTGGCGAGATTGAAGAAATAGCATTAGAATTAGGTTTTGATAAAAAGAAAGTTAACCAAGATTTTAACAAATAAAATTAAATAAAATATGCCAGTAAAAAGATATGAAGTTGACGGTAATCCTTATGATGTATCAGAAGCTAAAGAACAAGAATTTTTAAGTAAATTCAATAATGCTGTTCTAATAGGTGTTTTAGATGAAGACACTAACGAGGTTATAACACAAGACGAACCACAGGATTTTCCAACAAGCACTGTAGAGGATGCGGATGCAGTGCAGCAACCAATGACAGCATCACAAGCAGGTTTTACGGAATCACCTTCGGTAAATACTCTTTCGGATTTAGAAGATCCTAAGCCGTTTGTAATAAATGGTAGAGAAGTAACTCAACAAGAATTTGAAGATTACAAAAGAGATACTGAAAAAAAAGAAATATACGGGACTTATTTAAAAGAAGACGGAACTACTGGTTACAATGAAAAACCTTACAGTGTACAGTTGCAAGATTATAAAGGAAGTTTTGAAAGTATATTGAAAGCAGAAGGCGTTTATGAATTTTTAAAAGATTACGATATAGAATACCGCCAAGAGTTTGCAGCATCTCAATTAGCTAATAAGGTTCCTAGATACACAAGACAGCAATACAATCAATCAACTAATACTTACGATTCAATACCTACAGAAGATGCTGAAAAACAATTTTCTAAAAATCTGCCGAGTAATTTTGATCTTTTTGATGATAAAAAAGACTTTAATATAGCTTTAGATCAAGGTATACAAAAAACAATTGCAGAAAACCCACTTATAAACTATCAAATAAAAATAGCTTCTAAAAAAGCTGAACGAGAGTTAAAAGATTATGCTCTTGGTTTAAGAGAAGAATATGATTTCAACACCCCTGAAGGAATTGCTGACGCTGAAGAAGCATACAATAATAGGTGGAAGGAACTTGTAATAGACCCGGTATCTCAATCTACTGCTTATAAAAACACAGTAAAAGATTTACAATTAGTAGCTAGCAATGTTGCTGAAAAGGAAAATATAAATTTCGGAAGGTATAAGAGTGCTTTTTTAAGCTCTATAGATTTTCTTGATCAATATGATCCTACTGGTATTCTTTCAAATGTTGTAGAGCCTCTTGTAGGTACAGGTGTGCAAATGAGGGGTGACTTTAATAAAGCAGCGGTATCAGCTCAGCAAGTAGAAATACAGAATAAGTATGACGAAATAACTAGATTAAAAAATGATGTTGAATCTGGTAAATTAAAGGAAGATGCTAAAGTAATATATGGTGGATCTTTTAGTCAAAAAAGCAATACTAGAGTTGGAGGTAAAAGCGGTACTGTAAAAGATAAAATAAAATATCTTGAAGATCAAATTAATTTAACACATGAATCAATTGCTGAAGATATACAAGATGTTATGGACTCTTCTGAATATGGCTCTCTTTTTACTCAAGCAGATTTTTCTGATGGAGTACAATTTAAGGACATTGTAAAAACTATATCTGCATCGGCACCTTATATGGCTGTAGCGGCAGGTGGAGCAATGACTGGTAACCCAGTGCTAGCAGGAGCGGGGTTTATGTCTATGTTCACTATGGAATACGGGGCTTCTTATATGGGGGCTATAGAGCAGGGTTTAAAAAATGACGGTCTAGAATACAACGAAAAAAACATTATAGAAGCATTAAAGGAAGGCAAATACGCTTCTCAAGCGCAAGCTGCTGCTACAGGTGTAGTTTCCGCTAGTCTAGAGCAATTAGGAGCTACTAAAGTTGCTAAAAATACAATGAAAGCATTAGGTCTAGGTGGTACTTTAAAAAAATCGCTAGGCTCTTTATATAAAGGCGAGGTAAAACAATTTGTAAAATCTACAGCTAGAGGGTTAAAACAGCAATCTATAGCAGGTATCGGAGAAGCCGGTACTGAATTAGGTCAAAATTTAGCTTCGCAAATAAGCACAGGAACTCAGCTAGAAGGACTTAGTGGTATAGGTAAATATATAGATACTGAAGCCAACAGAGAAGCTGCATTAGGTGGAGGTTTGGCAGGATTCTTTATACCTTTTGGGGCAAGCGTAGTGAGACAATCTGTTTCAGAATTAAGAAATTCAGCCAGAGATGTAGCTACAAAATTTGATTTAACTAGTAAATTTGGATCAAGTCTTAAAGCTGCTAATAATTTTTTTAAGGAAGCTGAAAGTAATTTACAGGGAAAGCTGGATAACGGTGAGATCACACAAGAAGAATACAGAAACGAAAGTGAAAACTTAAGTACTATAAGAAATTCTGGATTAAAAATTCCAAAAACATTTAGTGAATCTGGAAAGAAAAAAGCATTTGACTTAATAATAGAAAAAAATAATATTGAGCAAAATATTGCAAATAAAGATCCTGAATTAGTAAAAAAAGAAAAAGCTAGGATTAACGAAATAAATGAAGAGTTAAATAATGTTTCCGCAAAAGAGGCATTATTAGCTGAAACAGTTAAATCTGAAAAAGGTGCGGTTGAAATATTAAAAAGCGTAAAAGGGGCAAATATTGAATTTGCAGATGATCAAGCAACCGTAAACGCGTTAGTAGATAAAATTAGAGAAGAAGACGGTAAGAAACCTATTGTAAATTATAGCGATGCTTATGGTCAAACTATAACTAGAAAAGATGGCAGCCAAATAATATTAATAAATAGAGCAGAAGCTTTCAAGGACGGTGTAGTAAATACAGCTGCTCACGAAGTTTTACATGCTGCTCTAGACCAAACTTTAAAATCCGGTTTATCACCAGAAAATCAAATTAGCGTAAGTAATAGTCTTTTTGATTTCATGAAAACTCTTAAAGTAAAAACTGATAACAAGTTTTTGCAAGCAAGGTTGGATCAATATCAAGCAAAGTACCAACCTAAAATTGATAAGCTAAAAAGCATATCAGAAAGCATGCAAGACCCTAAATTAGCTAAAAAAGCTAACGATAAGGCTATGAAAGCATTGGGTAACTTGAGAGAAGAAACCATAACTCTTTTAAGTGAAGCTATGCTGGATGGAGATATTCAGTATAATGAAAATTTAGGAACAAAACTTAAAGATCTTTTTAGAAGATTATTTAGTAAATTTGGATGGAAAGCTGAATTTAATACAGGAAAAGACGTTTTTAACTTTATTAAAGACTACAATAGAAGTATTAAAAAAGGTAAAGGACTAAGTAAAGGTCTTGAAAAATCATTACAAGAAGGTATTAAAGGTAAGCTTGTTAACAGTGATTTAAAAGGAACAGGAACTGCCAGCGATAAGCCTTCGCTATCTCTACAGGAACAATTAGATGATTTAGACTTAAGTGATTTTGATGGGGATGAATATGCGCTTAATAATGCTAAAAGTAATTTAGAGCTAAAAATTAGAAAAGCTAAACAAAAAGAAATTTCTAAACCATCTGAATTTAAAGAAAAAGTTAAAATTGATACCAAAAAAAATGAAAAAAGAATTGGTGATCAGTTAAAAGAAATGGTACCTACAGGTACAACTAATAAAGAATTTAAAGAAAAGGTAGCGATAAAAGTTATAGACAACATTGATAGAGGTATGCTTAATCCTTTAATTAAAAAGATCGCTGCAGGCTATGGCGTTGTTGCTGACAATGTATACGGTAAAAGCTGGGATGATTTTTTTATAGAAGTAGGTGGTGTTCAATTAAAGAAAAACATAATGAATTTTAATCCTGAATCAAACAATGATTTAGGTGGATATATAATAGGTAGTCAATACGGTGTAAGAAACAGAGTGAAAGAAGCTTTAGCTAAATTTAAAAAAGAAGGCGAGGGTGGATTTAAAGAGGACGTTAGTGTGGCTAAAAACATTATAGCCAGAGAAGATGCTACCCCTCAAGAGGCTGAGAAAAGAAAATATACACCACTTACTAAAAGCAATGTGGTTCCTAATTTTACTTTAACAGGCATTACAGATAAGTTGACTACTGTGTTATCAGGTCTTACAAGTAAGATGACAGATAAAAGAGGTGACAATTCTTCCACTACTCCTTTAGTTGCTGAAATAAAAAAGAAAATAGGAAAAGTTGTAGGTGATCCTGAAGCTGCACCTAAGATTGTTATACAAAGACTAGGTAAATTAAAAGATGGAACTTATGAAAAAAATCTTATAAAAAATAAGAAAGCTATCATAGAGAACATGACCACCACTTTTTTAATGGGTAAAGATAGCGGTAGTAAAGTTAGCGGAGGTATTCCTCAAGCGATTGAAAAATCAGTTGGCGGTAAATTTACTGGTAAAAAAGTAACTGTAAATGTTGGTGGTAAAGAAATAGTTCAAGAAGAATTTGCGCCAAACTTTGTACCATATCCAGAATGGGTTGGTCAAAAGATTGATCGTGAAAAAACATTAGTAAGAGGCGCTACGGCTGGTAATGAAATAGTTAGAAGAGTATCTGCTGATAAAGTTTCAGACTCTGACTTTGTAGGATTGTTTATTGATGAGAAAGGTAAACTAATTAGAGGTAAAAGAGAAGCTTTGGGTAAAGCTTTAGCTGAGGAAATGGCTTTTGAAATATTTTCTAGAGAAATTCAAAATGAAAACTCAGAAATAAGTAAAGCTTTTGAAAGCAATCAAGAAGCTTTAGGGGAAATTCTTAGCGATAATTTTGTTAATGAATTACAAAGAGACTTAGATAGAGGTACTGTAAAGTATTCATTGAAAATTGAAGATATAAAAAATATAGAAAAAATTGCAATAAAAGAAGGTCTTACTTCTGAAAAGATTAAAGATATAGCCATTGCAAATAAAATACCTGTAAATATAATTGAGGGAGTATTAGAAGATATTATACATGAAGGGGTGCTCCAAAGAATGCAAGAAACTAAAGCATCTAACGAAGGCTTAAAATATGAGCAAGCACTAAAAAAGGTTTTAAACAAATATACTAGCGGTGATATAAAAATTAAGTTAATAAAATCTCAAAAGGGGGATATTGTAATTAACGCAAATGGTAAAGACTATAAAGTGGAAGTTAAGCTAAACGATAAAGCTCAAATAGGTAGCATATCTACTGGTTTATTTCAAACAAAAAACAGTAAAATATCTTTAATAAACTCTGACAATTTAAAAATAAATAATAAATTAAGCGAGGATAATAAAAAAGAATTTATAGATTTTTTAAGCAAAAATAAAAAGTACTTAAATAGCTTAATTAATGCCGTTAATAAAGCTAATTCAAAATCAAATGAAAAAGCTTTTATAAATCAAAAAGGCCACCTAGAGTTACCTTACAAAGAATTTTGGAAAAATATAAAAGATGAAATGCCTGGTAAAATAGCTGGATATGTTAGCTATGAAGGAAATCAATCTATTGTAGAAGATTTTTATAAAGGAATAGACTTAATGCAAATTGGAGGATATGGAGCTTTTGCTATAGGTAATAAAAGTAAGCTTTCTGGTTTTTATCAAAAATTAGAGGCTACTACAAATAATGTATTAAGACCCGTAAGATCTACCACTACCATATACATGAGGTTGTTTCCAAATTTCAAAGAAATAAAAAACCCTAAAAGTAATTCATTAGCTACAGCTAAAGGTATAATGACTTTAACTAAATCTGTTAGAGCTGCAACAGAGTTAGATAACATGAAACCTAGTTTGAAGTTGGATAAAAGCTTTAATAAAATGCTAGAAAGAAGTACAGGTATTAAAGCAAATGAAACTATAAGCAAAGTAATAGCTAGAAGAAAAGGTGTAGGTAAAAGTAAATTTAAAGTTTTTATGCCTTCTTCATTAGATGATTTTAAAGGATTGACTTCTTATACTTTTGCAGGTAAAGGTAAGCAAGGTGAAGCTGATCAAAAGTTTTTTCAAGATAACTTAATAGATCCGTACTTTAAAGGCATAAGAGCTATTGAGGAAACTAGACAGTCGTTTAAGGACGATTTTAAGACGCTTAATAAACAAATGAGACCTGTTATAAAGAAACTTGGTAAACTTGTGCCAGGGACTGAATTTACACATGATCAAGCTATAAGAGTTGCTCTATGGAATGCTTCTGGATATGAAATACCAGGTTTATCTGAAATAGATCAGAAAAAATTAGTTGATTATGTAAACGACAATGCAGACTTAAGTGAGTATGCTAGAAAGTTACAACAAATATCAAAAAGACCTAAATGGGCTAAGCCCGGGGATTTTTGGGATGCTGAAACTATACTATCTGACTTAAATAACTTAACTGAAAAAATAGGTAGAAAAGAATTCTTATCAGAATTTATTGAAAATGCAGATGTGATATTCAGTGAAGACAATCTTAACAAAGTAGAAGCTGGTTATGGTAAAGCTACTAGAGATGCATTGGAAGATATTTTATACAGAATGAAGAACGGTACAAACAGGCCTTCATCCACTACTGATAATACTAATAGATTTAATACTTGGATTAACAATTCTATTGGGGCAATAATGTTTTTCAATAGAAGATCAGCATTACTACAAACATTGTCGACAGTAAACTTTATTAATTGGTCAGATAATAACCCTTTAAAAGCAGCAATAGCATTTGCTAATCAAAAACAATACTGGTCTGATTTTGCAACACTCTTTAATTCTCCTAAACTTAAACAAAGAAGATCTGGTTTGAAAAGTGATGTTAATGAAGCTGAGATTGCAAGAGCGGTTAAAGGATCTAAGAACAAAGCAGTAGCTGCATTAAGTTATTTATTAAAAATTGGTTTTACGCCAACACAAATGGCAGATAGTTTTGCTATAGCTTCAGGTGGCGCTACATTTTATAGGAATAGAATAAAATCTTATTTGAAAAAAGTAAACGAAGAAGGAGAAGCTTTATATACTAAAGAGCAAGCGGAAGAAATGGCTTTTAAAGATTTTAGTCAAATATCTGAAGAAACTCAGCAATCTGGGGACCCTGCTTTAATATCTTCTGATCAGGCGAGTATAGTGGGTAGAGTATTACTTGCGTTTCAAAATACACCTATACAGTTAAATAGGTCTATAAAGAAAGCTGCTTTAGATATAAAAAACAGAAGAAGAACACCTGGGCAGACTATGACGCAGAGTGATTTTTCCAACTTAAGTAAAATTATATATTATGGCACTGTTCAAAACATCATATTCTCCGCATTGCAAAATGCTTTATTTGCTTTAATACCAGGATTTGAAGATGAGGATGATGAGCTTACTGAAGAAGAGCAGCTAAAAAAGTATGGAAAAGTGTATAGCACAAAGCAAGGTAGAATAATAAATGGAATGATTGATACTACTTTAAAAGGAGGTTTTGGATTACCTGGTGCTTTCATATCTACCATTAAAAATGCTTATCAAGAATATGACAAACAGGAGAAAAAGAAATTTATGGCTGATCATACTTATACTATATTGGCTTTAGCAAATTTATCTCCATCTATTGGATCAAAACTTAGAAAAGTTTACAGCGGTATTCAAACAAAGAAATTTGAAAAAGATGTTATTGAAAAAAGAGATTGGGATATTACTATAGATGGTAAATTTAATTTAAGTCCATCATATAAAGTACTAGGATCAGTAACTGAAGGTATCACAAACTTACCTTTAGATAGAGCTGTAACAGAAGTGAATGCTTTAACTGAAGCCTTAGATTATAGAAACACTGTTTGGCAAAGGGTAGCTCTTGCTTTAGGTTGGAGATCTTGGGATGTTGGTGCAGAGAATGAAGAACACGAACTTATAAAAACTGAAGCTAAAGCTAGAAGAAAAGAAGAAGGTAAAGAGAAAGCAAAGGCGACTAGAGCAGAAAATAAAAAAGAAAAAGAAAGAGAGGCTAATTTAAAGCAATATCAAAGAATTATGAAATCTAGAGAAAAATGAAATTAAAATACTTTACATACGAAGAGTTTGATTCGCCTGATGTTCAAGGGAGCGGTCAATTAATGAATGAAGAGTTACTTAACATGCTCGATGTTGTTAGAAAAAAATACGGTAAATCTATTGTTATTAACTCAGGTTACAGAACTGTAAAACATAACGCTAAAGTAGGTGGAACTCCTGAATCATCTCACACAAAAGGTTTAGCGGTTGACATTGCATGTAATAATTCTACTGACAGATTTAAATTAGAAGGTATATTAAGAGAAGTTGGATTTAAAAGAATTGGTATTGCTAAAACTTTTATTCACGCTGATATAGATAAAGATAAAGCACAAAACGTATTATGGACTTATTAAAAATAAAATTATGAAACTAACAAAAGGATCACCCTTCCAATTAAAAGACGCATGTTACCATAAGGTAAAGAAGCAATACAAAGTATTTCCTTCAGCATATGCAAGTGGAGCAATAGCTAAGTGTAGAAAAAATAAAGGTAAAAAATAATGAGAAAGTCACCGTTGTTTGTTAGAAAAACAAAAGAGGGTGCAAACCTTAAGCGTTGGTTTAAAGAAAAATGGACTGATGAAAAAGGTAACCCTTGTGGATCTACTAAAAATAAAAACACTAAAAAGTGTAGACCTAGTAAAAGGATTAGCGGTGAAACTGTTAAGACCTGGAGTGAAATGTCTTCAGCTGAAAAGAAAAAAGTTGTAGCTGAAAAGAAAAGAGTTGGGATGGGTAATAGAGCATCCAATATAAAAAGAAATAAATAGGAGTAAAAAAATAAACATTATGAATAAATTTTCAAGTCCATTTATGGCAAAAAGTCCTTTGTTAAAAGAAAAATTAACTTCTAAGGAAAAAAAAGCTGCTAGATTAGTAGGTAAAGAGCAAAGAGTTAGGAACAAAGCTAGAAAAATAGATGCTAAAAACCAACCACCAACCCCCACAAAGCCTTTGCAGGAAGGTGTAGATTACCTTGCAACAGCAGAAGGTACAACTAAAAAATCAAGTAGAAAAATTAAAAGAGCTGATAAAATTAAGAAGAAACGAGATAAAGCAGTAGAAAAAGCCGGTGATTTTAATAGTAAAAGCGATGCTGTAAAAAAGAAAATGGTAAAGAAAAAATTTAAAGCAGCAAATAGAAGATAAAAAATAAAAATTATGAAAAAATTAATTGATAAATTGCAACACCAGTGGAATAGATTAATGTATAAATTAATGTTTCATAAGTACAAAAAATAGGAGTAAAGATTATCAGGCGTACCATACCTGCAATTCCTATAATAGAAGGGGCCTCATTATGAGACCCCTTTTTTAATATGTATAGATTATTTAATTATTTATACATATTAATTATTATATGTATAAAAAAGTCATAACTTTTAACCTTTAGCCATCACAAGCTAAACAATCTTCACTCATTGCTTGCTGAGCTATATCACCACGTAAAACAGATTCTGTTCTAGTATAATATAGAGTTTTAACACCTTTCTTCCAAGCTTCAAAATGAACTTTGTTCAACCACTTAGGTGTAGCTTCAGAAGGAAAAGCTAAGTTTAAACTAACTGACTGATCTACGTATTGTTGTCTAAGACCAGCTTGATTAACTAATTCTAGTTGATTAATCTCTTTAAAAGTTTTAAAAACTTCTTTAACTGGAATGTCATGACCCATAGTAATATTATCCAAAGCATCGATACCCTGTATGCTGCCCCCGTCAGCCAGTATTTTATTCCACGTTTCATTTGTATTTAGTTTATGTTTCTTTAATAGTTTAACTAACGTCGGGTTTTTCCTAATGAAAGTCCCCTTTGCACTCTGCTCTGTAAAAACATTCGCAGCCCACGGCTCAACACCAGGAGAAACATTACCGCTAAGCTTGCTATTAGAAACAGTAGGAGCAATAGCACGGAGATGAGTATTACGCATACCCGTCCCAACACACCATAAAGGCTCGCCGTAAATTTCCGCCAAGTCTCTCGAGGCTCTTTCACTTTCAATTTTAATTTGCGAAAATATTTTCCTAGTTTCAAACTGAGATAGTAAACCCTCGAAAGGAATACCATTTTCTTGGAGATAGGTGTGCCATCCGAGTACACCAAGTCCCAATGCTCTCCCCTTCTGCGCAGACCGAACAGCATTTTCAAACCCGCGAAGTCCCTTGGCTCTTTGAATAAATTCCTCCATAACTCCATCAAGAAAGAAAGTGGCGTCATATATAAGATTAGTGTCTTTCCATTCTTCATATTTTGCTAAATTTAATGATGATAAACAACATACAAAACTATGGTTTTCATCTGTGTGTAATGTAATTTCTGAACATATGTTAGTCATATGTACCTTTAATCCGTTTTCTTTATATGCTTCTGGATTTGCTTTGTTAACATTTCCTTTAAACATAATATACGGTTCTCCAGTTCCTTTTCGTTTTCTAAGTAATTTACCCCATCTAGATCTTGCTTCCTTATCTCCTTGTTCAAGCTTTCGCATAAACTTATCACCAACAATTGCGCACTGATGAAGGTTAAGCGATTGTCTGTTAACATCTCCTTTAGGTTCCCTGATTTCAAGCCAGTCCTCGAAGTCGCCATGTTCAATGTTGATATTAACTGAGGCAGCTCCACGACGGACACTCCCTTGATTAGTTGCAAGAATTGTTGAGTCATATATCTTGCAGAAAGGTACGACTCCGTCTGATGTTCCATTACCTGTTATTCTAGCGCCAGCGGGTCTAATTTGATTTACACCGATACCAACTCCACCGCCGTGCTTAGCGAGTAGCATCATCTCTAAATTTTTACTTCCTATGTCTTGTATAGAGTCAGCAACATCGATACCAAAGCAACTAATAGGAAGACCACGATCTGTACCAGTATTGGAAAGTACTGGAGAAGCAAGGCAAAGCCAACCATTCCAGATATAATTAAAAAACGTTTCAGCCATCTCTGGTTTATATAACCTACGAGCAACTGTTTTAGCGACTCTTTGGTATGCCTCTCTAGGCGTTTCTCCGTCGTATAAATATCCCCCGGATATTGTCTTCTTGTATACGTCGTTATTACCCCACGCAGGGTAATCTTCTCCTTTTTTCCAATCATTATTCCACATATTTATTATTTGTTTTTATTATTACCACATGTCTTCATAGTCCTCATTTTCTCCTGCTTTTGAATAATCAGTCGGCCTAATAGCGAAAAAATCAGTATGAGTGACGCCCCCGGTAAGATGGTAAAACCAATCAAGATTAGACGCTGCTTTGTCGTCATACGCGAAATAGTTTCCAAGGTCAACGTAACCGAGTTCCACAAGTTTTTCATTTGTTCTTTTCTTTATAAAGTGTTTTAGATCATTAGATGATATACCTTCTATATCACCCATTTCAAACATTTTGTCAATATATTTAACCTCAAGATTAACCATTGTTTCTGCAGCTTTTATTATATCTTCTCGACATAAACTCAGTAATTGATTATCTTCTTCGCACATATGACGAAATAAAGTGCAACCCATTTTACTGTGTAATGATTCATCTCTTACCGACCACTTCATTTGTTGCCCAATACCTTTAAGCAAATTTCTAAGCTGAAAAGAATAAAGTACTGCAAAGGCAGAATATAAAGAAACTCCTTCGGCAAATGCAGAAAATACAGCGAGAGACTTAGCAATACCAATTGAATTAGTCCCACTATAAGATACAAGATTATCAAATCTTTCTGCTGTAGCAGGTTCGTGTAAAAACGCTTCATAATCTTCTAATTTTAAAGTTTCATTTAAGTAGCTATAAGCAACTGCATGTATAGTTTCTTGCGATCCAAACATCATTGCCATTTGTTGTATTTCATGTTTAGGAAACCAACCAACTACTTTTTGCGTCCAGTAATCAGATACTGCACATTCGGTTTGAGCAAAACCTAATAGTATATTGCCTACTAAGTTTTTTTCTTTTTCATTTAATTTTTCTTTCCAGTCTTTAACATCGCTTTGCATTGATATTTCTGTATGCAACCAAAAAGCTTGAGCTTGTTTTAACCAACCCTCAGTATAATACTCAGGGTACTCAAAAGGCTTATAAGGTATTCTTTTATCAAATAATCCCATTATGTTTTTGTAAATTGTTTTATTGTTTCTAATTCGTTCTTCCAGGCATCTATATGAGCCAATATAACAGGTTTTGTTGTAGACTTAGATACATTCTTCATATCATGCAATACGTTGTCTATAAATAAGCCTACAGCAGCCACCACACTTTCTAAATTATCATCCACTATTTGAATATTTTTAAAGCTATATCAAAAAATGGTAGATACAAAACGTGTATAGCAATATCTTCTTCTATGTAAGATCTAAATCCAAATAGTACTCCAGGATAAAATCCTATTTCTATAACCCACGCTGTTTCGTTTTCGTCTTCTTTCATGTACATATTATATTATGTCTTTTATGTAATTGTTCTATATCTATTGATCTCACTTTGCCTTTAGCTTCCCAGCTCCATTTAACAAACTTGTCAATCTGGCGCTCTGCGTATTTTTGTCTTGCTATTCTCTTTGCTTCGAAAGGATTAACTCTACGGTCTTGTCGCATTCTTTTTGATTTTGTGGTTTGTATAATGTTACATTTGGAAATTGTCTTACTATAAGCTGTTTAAACAACTTCCATCTCATAGGAAATGATTCATTTGCTCTACCTTTAGTTTCAATTATAAAATCTTCGCCAATAAAATCAGGTGTATACTTAATAGGTAAAATACGTTTGCACCCTCTATTTTTATAATCACCCTTACCATTAGCTTGTCTTTCATAAACTTCATTTTCAAAATGAAAACCATTTAATAAAACAAATGTTTCTCCTTCGTACTTAGCTTTTATCTTTGCTTTTCTTAAAGCTATATACATATATTTCTCAAGACCTGAAGCAAAGTTGATACCATCATATGATACCTTCTTTGCTCTTACTGGTCCACGCTTTCCGCTCTTTCTTTTAAATAATTTTTTCATAATCTACATCTAAATCGCTTAGCAAGTCTTCTTGAAGATTAGTAGTATAAACTTCTTTAGCTTTTTGTAAATACAACACAGCATCCATAAGCTCTTCTTGTAAATGATTTAGCCATTCAAACATTTTAGACGGATCTTGTTCTAATGTTACACCGTACTTAGCAAAGCCTATGTCTGATCTTGATACAAATTTTTGTACAACCCTGTGAACAACTGGATCTCTAAATTCTATTTCTTGCTTATTCATATAATCATTTTAGTTTTTATCAAAGCCAGTTACTCTTTTGTTTCTCCAGCTAAGATGTTTGTTAATAGGTTTCTTACTAATCCGTTCTTTAGTTTTTTGTAATCTTGTTTCAGTTTTTGTTATCATAGGGTTTGTTTTACAAATGTTCCGTTTATCATTTCGCCTTTCCGCTTAGCTATAACGTTGTAGGCACTGCTGATGCAGTCTTCTATATTGTGTCCTCTTAACTTTGCTAAATTAGTTAATACAACAACCATATCACCGATAGCATCAATTACTTCAGGTTCATCGTTTTTTAATATAGCTTGAGCTAATTCACCAGCCTCTTCCATCAGTTTTACAAATTGAGTTCTAGCATCACCTGATCTATATATACCTTTATCACTAGCCCATTCTCTTATTAATTCAAATTGATCTTGATAAGAATATAACTTTTCTGGATATGTAGAATTAGTTGTATCTGTAGATTCATTAAGGTATCTATTAAAAGCTTTATTATATATGTAGCATCTATTGTTGTTATACATAGAGGTTTTAACATTTAATAATATCCAATTTATATTTTCTTTAGTTATTTCAAATTTATAACCTTGAGGCGTCTCCCACTTTAAGCCTATATTATCCATCAGGTTGCCTCTTAATTTGTAAACAGGAACCGGAAATGTAGTTGTTTGATCTGTAGGGTTTAATTTCATTCGATTTGATTTTTTAGTTAAAAAATTATATTTTTGTCTGTCGACTTTATACCCATAAGACTTTTGAAGTTCTATTTCCTTGTCAGATATATAATCTATATCATCGCTAG